TTAAGCGGCTCCACTGTCCAATTCCGGCAATCCTGCTACCGAGGTAAGCAACGACAGCACCCCGGCCAGTACCGACGCACTGATTACCATAGGGACATTTACATCACCAAGCACAGCAGCTGTGCCGATCGTTGCGACTGCGGTCTGCGCCATGGTCTTGACTGCCCTAATTCCTGCGGCCTTAATCCATCTCTTTGTTTTCTCACTCATATCAAAATCCTCCTCTACTTAATAAATACAAAATACCAGCCGCCACCCCTGTTCCGATGGAGCTGGTAATTGACGTAAAAAATGTTTTTTTCGTTGCCGACCACTGCTTCGCCGGTTCCTTTTCCAAAATTTCTACTTTGTCCTTTAATTCTGATACATTCTCATTTGTATATTTCACCTCACCAATCAACTCCACCATAGTTTTAGACATTGTATGGATCTCGTTGATTACTGGTTTTAAATCCTCTATCTGGTGGGTATTACTCTTTGATCTCTCTTCGACTTTTGTTAAACGCTCAATGAACTCCGTTTCAATCACATATGGCACCGTCCTTTCAAAATATTCTATACCGAGGCTTTTCCTCGCTCCACCACCAGTACCGCAGCCAGTCGTCCAGGACGATTCCAGCCAAGCTTACCGGCAGCCACAGAAGGCAATACTGCGGGCAGATCTGACCGAGTATATTACCAGACAGCCCGCTGTAATCCCAGATATTCCAGCCCAACCACAGGTTGACTATGCAGCCTGTCAGGAACTCCAGAACGGTTATGATGGCCACGCCGATCAACATCTGCTTCCATAATGCCAGGCTCCACGGCAGAATCTCATTGATCAGGCCGAGAGCCATGAAGCAGATCCCTCCCAGTAAAAACATGGTCCAGTGGCTCCGGCCACGCCAGATCAGCTCCAGAACCACGTAGAGTAGGCCGCCAGTAGCCATCAACACCAGGTACTTACGCACGATCCTTATCATCTTCGGCACCTCCCGCCATTGCAGCGATCTGCGCCAGGTATGACTGCAGCACCTCTGACTGGTATGCCGTAGGTACATCAGCACCGTAAGAGATGGCCTGTACCTCCTCCGTAGTCTGACAGTCGGCGATCCACATATTAATCGCGTTGCAGTAGGTCGTGTGGTAGCTAACGTGCCACATGGCTGCCGTAATGATAGCCTGCATATCTTCCGCGCTGTAAAAACGGCACGGCTGGCCGTCTGCATGATACTCAATTTGAGCAGCACCAGAGGTTACCTGGATCTGCTTACCGAAAAGATTAAGCTGGTCCTCGATCGTCAACGAGAAATGATCGATACTGCCATCTGATAGTGGAACATTCACGCCCTGATAGATAATCTGCTGGCAAGCTACGGATATCTCCCGGCGTTTTGCGGCCTGCAGCTCCTCCAGTGTTGGAATATATGGCTCCGGCGGTTCTCCCGGTCCCTCTGGCGTCTCAGGCGCTGTATAGACACTTCCATCATTACTGAGATACACTGTCTGTCCCTCGTCACGATACAGAGTCTCATATCCTGTGATCGTAGTAGCTTCTGTTCCGTCGTCCGTATAGATGGTAATATCCCCCCATACAGATGGCATGGTATCAGGAAATACAAGCTGCATGACATTTTCTGCTACTGGACGGATCGATTCGATCTCAAAAAGTGCCTCCTGAGTTCCAATTTTAATTTTTTCCATGACTTTTTACTTCCTTTCTGAATTTTTATGTATAATAAAAGGCCCAATGTGGGCCTGAATTTTCCATTTTTATGGTGTTGACTAAATGATATAGTGATTTAGCGGTAATGGTTATTGGTAACAAAAAAATAATATGGAACGCATACTGCGTAGTAACTACTGACGAGTATGGAAATTGTAATATACCATTTGGTTATACCTTTGCAGATAACGATATTTTTGTAATTCCTACGGTAGCGTATTCATATGATCAATGCTCAGCCAGCGTACGGGAAATTAATACTACCGGATTTTCAGTATCCGTAAACATAGCGGGGCAGCATTGGATAAATAAGGAGATTACATTAATCTGGGCCGCCATCGGAAACAAATGATCATTTTATCGTTACTGGTATTGACCAAATAATTTCCCATTGCGTTGTTTTGGGATCATATCTTACCAGATTGATACCGTTATTATAAAACTCCAGTGATGATTTGGAGCCGTCATTATGCTTAAAAACAAAATATCTTTTTTCGTTTTCGGTTCCGAACTCCATGCCGTCAACGTTTCCGACAAGAGCTAAATCACTATTTAACTGAGTGTAAAGGTCCATCAGAGCCTTACCCTGGGCGGCTGAGAGCGGCAATTTCGCATTATTGGTTACACAGTTGTTTACTATCTGACCGATCAAACAGGCACCCTTAAACGCTGCTTTCATGTTACTTAATATTGCGGACAGCTTCCCTTTACTTCTAATGCTATTGATTGCTGAAGCAGCATCAGGAACCGTCGTACTTCCAGAGTAATCCTCAAAAGTCGGTGTATCCAGGTCTTTCAATGCAGCATCTGCTTTATCCCAGTTATTATTCTGATCCTGAACTGAATAGAAATCACTTTCATCCGGTTTTTTGAAATTGTAGTTTGTTGTGTTAGTTGCCATTTGGTAACTCTCCTTTCGATAAATCTTCATGTGTCAACTGCGCCAGCTCGGCGTGCTGATAGGCTTGCAGTTCCTGAATTCTATTTTTAAGATGACCGCCACGGATCCGTTCGTGGGTATACGCTGCCAGTTCTGCATGGGTAAAAGTTCCAACCGCTCCATAGGTATTAAAAATGTACTCGTACAGTACCTTCAAATGAGCCGGCACGGCCTCTTCTATCGTCTGTTTGATATCTGACATATTTCCCGGAATGCCCGATGTCCCTGTGAACCGGATGGTAATCGTATACGCGTGAAAATTCTCCACAATATTAACCGCAGCGTTCGTAAAACTTTCCGCAATGTTCTGAATCAGCGAAGCAGTTGTTGTCCCAGCTCCGGATATCTTCGCCTTAATGCGTTCCTGACGATACCGGTCGGATTTAGCGGCGTCAGGGACCAGGCCCAGTAATCGTTCGTATCGGGCAAGCGTATCCGAAGCTGATCCCACAAAACAGTTATCGATGGTCTTATACATTTCTGTGTCAAGGCTATCTGACTGTTCTGACAGAATACTTTGCAGCGTCTTCATCGTCTCATTGTTTTCATAATAGACCGGAAGCAGTTTAATTAATTCCATAGATCCTCACCTCCGAAAAATCTACAGTTCCTATAACCGGAATGGCTTTATCATTAATAATCACATTTGCCATGGCGCCATTCAATTTTAAGTTGTCATAATCCTGTACACCCTCCGTGGCCAGGAGCAGGCTCCCGATCCGGGCATAACTCACACGATAATCCGTAAATACCAGTCCTTTTAGGTACGTGTTTAGAGATACCCGGAATGCCTGCAGCACATCATCTTTGGCTTTGCTGCCGTCCAGGGTAACATCAGCCACGACGTTGACAGCCATGGAAGACGGGCTGTCGATCGTGACATTTGCTCCGATGGGGCGGACCGTTTCCATATAAGCCGATACTGCGCTTTCCAGAGATGTGTCTATATTTTTATCGTTGTCCACAATTAGGACCGTCACGGTACCAGGACCACTGGCCAGTGGAAATACCCTGGCATCTCCGACACCTGGCACATCTAAAGCCCATAACTTATAGTGGTATGCATTTCCTGACGTGGCTGGCAGCTGCACTTTTTGCAGGAATCTCTCCCGCAGGGCTCCGTCCGTCTCCTCGTCAGCTCCTGCTGATACGATGTCAGTCAGTTCCGCGGTCACTCCTGTTATATTTGATATCGGCTGCACGGATCCCGAATACTGGTTTCCAATGTCACCCGAAGTTTCGCACTGAGCCTCGTACTCCGTACCAGACGCCAGTTCCCTTGTGACAGTATAGACCAGGGAGTTCAGCCCCCAGCGGCTGCCGATCGGAACTGCTCCTTTTGTTATCAGCTTTCGTACTGCAGCGCTGGCTGGTTTTCTCGTCACACCAAATGCAGCTACTGCCCTGTCAAGATACTCGCCGACTGCGGTATCCGGAAAGACCAGATCCAGATAGTTTTCCAATTGGAAATTCTGCTGTGCCAGAAAGTACGCACACGGCGCCAGAGCATCATATATGATGCTTCCCTCCCTCTTATCCACGTTACTCGGTACTCTGTCCAGCATAGCCTGTAACAGCTCCTCATATGTCATACAGGCACCTCCATTTCTATTTCGATATCTCCATAAATACTGAAGACATTAAAAGAGCATTGGCACGTGTCCCCAGTAAAAGAAAAGCTGAATCCATCAACTTCCCGTATCCTGTCGTCACGCAACAATGCTTCCTGTATCATTCTCTTCATTTCTGCCCGTACATAGGGCTGCTCCTCTCCGATCAGTTCTTTCCATGCAATTCCATAACTGAAACTGTATACGGGGTATTCATACTGTTCGGTATCAAGTACCTTATAAATAGCCTGCTTTAATGCTTCCAGATCGTCCACATATCCTTCTATCTTGCCGGGCAATACTTTATAAGTCTTCCCTTCATAAATCGGTTCCCGCAGCGTCAAATCGGTCGTCAGCATCATATTAATTATCCTCCTGTCTGGTATGGCTTTCCGATGATTTCCAGAATATAATACTCCCGGCCTCCGTCGTTGCGGAGGAGCCTGACTTTGTCACCGGCTGCTATCTTCGATACCATATTCCCGGTTATCATGCTCATGGGGATCGGAAGGTTTCCGACCATAACGGCATTCCCTTTGTACTCCCCGATTACTACCGCAGCCACCTTCCGGTTGTTCAGATAATTGTTTACTATCGTTTTTATGACATTAAATAGTTCGTTCGCTCCATTCCTGTCATTCACCGGCCATCACCTCAACTTTCATCGTGTGAACCGGCAGAAAATCGTGGGTAACCTTTTTCACGATCAGCCTATGGCCCAGTCCAATCTCATCTATGCTTCCATAGATGCTGTTTCCGGCACGCACCCGGAGATCTCCCAGGCATTCCAACTTCAGACTCTCCTTTTCATGGTTGTACAGCTTCAGGAGATTATTGGCGCGCTCCTGGGCTTTTGCAGCATTGTCGATCCCGGAAGCCGACGTCTCAAAATACTGGAGCAGCCCGTACCGGTTTATGGATTCCTGATCGGCTGCGGCACCTACATCCATTTTCTTGCTTTCCTCATCTTTCCAGCCTACCTTGATCCGGTTATAAAAATCATCATCAATAGACTTCTCCCAGCTGTAACCGGTGCACAAGCTCCGGTCTCCCAGTACAAGAGGAAGCTGTAGGTTCCGCATATTCCAGAGGCATATGGATCCATACTCATCACGGACGCAATACATCTCCTGTGTCGCAATCAGCGTATCAGAGATGGCCTGCGTCACTTCATCAAGCCATGTTTTATCCGAATCTGCAATGGTCGGTAATACATATCCCGGTTCCTCCAGCGTACCGGGGTTCAGGGACAAAAAGGTGCACATATTCTGTACCAGGTTCTTCAGTGTCCCATTTTCCAACACAATGATCTCCTTTGCTTTTGCATACCGCAGCTGGTCATAGACCTTAACCTTAATAATTCCGGATTCGTCGCCGGATACCTTAAAAACAGTTCCAAAAAAAATGCCATCAGCCTGATCGTTATCAGTCAGGCGAACAACATCTCCGTTTTGCAATATAAGATCATCATTGATATACGAGATATCCATGCTGCCGGATCCATCATTAAGAACATCCGACCAGGATATTTCCGTACACATGCCCGATATGTCGTATATATATCCTCCTGTTTCGACTAATACTTCCATATACACCTCCTATGCCGGAATTGTAAATACCTGCCCGGGATAGATCAGGTTCGCATTCTTAATATCTGGATTGGCTGACATGATCTTCGGATATTGGGATCCATTGCCATAATACTTCTTAGCTATCCCCCACAGCGTATCTCCCGACTGTACTGTGTGTGTTTTATTTGCAGTTACCGCAGGATTCTCAGCAAGGGGCGTTTCCTCCTGCTTTACCGTAGCATCAGGAGTCTGGACAGCTACATACCTCTTTCCTGCCCCTTTATACTCCAGGAGTGTCAATGATATATACTTATCCCCTTCTTCTCCTGCTTTTTCCACTACTTCTACACTCTTTACCAGTACCTTGACGCTGATATCATCTGAAATATCATTCGATGCAATGAACCGGATCGGCTTCTTATTCTTCTGAGCCTTCCGGAACATCTTCTCGTAATAATCTGCATCGGCTTCTGTACCGGATTCCATGTAGCTGACATTGTGTCCCGGGAACTCAGCCTCAAAGCTGAACTCCTCCAAAGCACAGTAGGAAGGGATAGAAACCTGCCCTTCCTCCAACACCTGATACGTTTCGATATTAAGTTCTCTTGATCTCTTAATCTCCTCCGGATTGACCGGAAGCTTATATTTCTTGCTGCCATATTTGAAATATACCGAGTATGACATTAAGTCGGCACCCCCTCTGGAGCAGTTGCAATCATTTCTTTGAGCTGTTCAGATACATGACTCATGATGTTGTCGGTATCTACCTCTTTGGTAATCGGACCGCTGAATTCTACCTTAATATTTGGCGCAAGTGTATTTTGGGAGATGCGGGCAATATAATCGCGCTCTGCAAGCCTGCGCATCCATTCGATATCCTCTTCATTCTCGACCTTCACCGCGCCACCTTTTCCGGTCCCTTTCACAGTTGCTGGATTACCGGCAGTAGCAAACTGGCTGTAGTCGATACCACCTGCATTAGGGTCAATTTCCAAAGCACTTCCAAAATCCCATTTGTCAATGAAATCCCCAACACCCTTTCCTTTTTCTCCCCATGCTTCTGCTGTGGCGGCGATATCTTTCGTATCCATCCGCATATCGTCCAAAGATACATAATCATCAGCTTTAAAGCTGTCTCCCCATGACTTTAGTTTAGTTGAAAATCCTCCGACTGCTCCCGCCAAATTAGAACCGAATACTCCGTCGATTGCCGTTGCAATATCCTTGATAATGGTAAGAACGCTAGTAGCCATTCCGATAAATAAATTAACGATTGCCTGTATAGGATGGTGAAATACATTTGCCAAAAATTCAGCAAATGATATGAATAAATTCCACAGGCTGGATATAATGTTATACCCTGTTCCGTAAAATGCTCCAAGTAATCCACCGATAAAGCTAAATATATCCGCAAAGGTTACTCCAGTAGATGTCAGGGCTAAAACAATAGCCCCCAGAGTAGCGATAATCAAAATCAACGGCCAGTGTGCCGCAAGAGTAGCTCCAGCTGCTACAAGCATCTGCCCAGCCCATAAGCCTGCCATAATAATAGCAACCGCAAAAAAAGTCCTTACGATGGGATCTCCTCGAATAAATGCATCAATCAGCCAGTTGGCTCCCTCTGCAATCGCCGCAATACCTTCATTCAATGCAGCCAGAAGTGTCTGCGCTCCACTGCTATTCAGCAGGGTATTTAGCTTTTCCATTGTGGGGCCGAAAGCCTCCAATGCGTTATTTGCCATAAGCTGCCCGACATCGGCAAAAGTCATTGGCATTTCTGCAAATTTGTCATTAATATCGTCAGCAGCCGTAAACATTGCATTCTTAATAATATCGGCTGTGATAAGTCCATCAGAAGACAATTCCTTCAGTTCACCTTTACTTTTTCCCATATACTTAGCAATTGCATCAGCAACCATAGGCGCATTTTCCATAACAGATCGGAACTCATCACCCTGCAGCTTACCGGCCGCCATAGCCTGTGTCAACTGTAAAAATGCAGATTGCTGCTCCGACGTTCCGGCTCCTGATACTTTCAACGATTTTTGCAGAAGTTCAGTAAAACCGATAGCTTCGTCATTTGATGTAAAACTATCTCCGGCAAGGAGATTCATTTTGGCAACTGCTCCGGCCATGTCTGTATAACTGCCTCGTGACCGGTTTGCGGCATCGAAAACCTTATCCTGCAATTCTGCTGGAGTCTGATTGTCATCATTAACCATTCTTAATCTGGCCGCTGCATTGGTATAATCGTCTACCAAGTCCATACCTTTCTTCACAGCCGCCAAACTGACCACTGTTCCAATTAAAGTTTTTAAACTGCCGTTCGCCTTATTGGCTTTCCTTTCCGTATCAGAAAGAGAATTGTTAAACTTTGTCATTTTAGGAGAGGCAGCCTCGGATCCATTTCCCGCCTTTGTAACCGAGTCATTTACCTTATCGGCAGCCTTTGATGCTTTAAGCATTTTATCAGTCGCGGCATTCGTCTTGTTCATCATTTTATTAATCTGCGAGCTATACCCATCCATAAGACGGAACATAGCGCTTAATGTCGGCATAATCCACCTCCTATTTCATCTGGCTGGCAAGTCTTTTCTCTTCTTCTATTCGAAGATCTATACTTGCGTATACGACAGCTTTTTCCTTTTGACTCATAGCTTCTAAGACAGTTGGCAAAATGTGAAGTTTCTGCAGGGCAAAGTGAGTATAATTCATCTCAACATCACCCTGCTTTATCAGTTTTTTGCCTCGTCAATATCTTCGTTGATATCCTTATCCAAGCCAGATAATCCCTGTACAGCCTCCATTAGTGTTGCAAACTCCCCAACATAGAGCATGGCTACAAGAGTCTTGTCAGCACCTAAAGTGCCATATGCTCTCTGTAATTCTGAATTTTCCAGATCAGGTTCCACGACCGCCGCCGCAACCAAATTCTGGTTATATGATACTTTATCAAAATACTCATTCCCTTTTTTATCTTTTTTTGTATATTTCCGGAGCAGTCCATCATTTTCCTGCTGAGTGATTGGGCGGATCACGAATGGAACCGGTTTTCCATTTTCTTTGAATCGTTCAGATACAATCACCTCTTTATTTTCCGCTTGCTCCGGATGTAAAAACGCATTTAAGCTTCCCATGTTTAGCTCTCCTCTCAATCAAAAAGAGACGCTAGCTTTGCGTCTCTCAACTGTTTAACTTTTTCCATTTTTTCCAAGTCATGTTTGCTGGAACTTCTATATTTTTACCTGTTTTTGGATCTCTGGCGACCCTTATTTCACCTTCCTTGTCATCATCGTCAAAATACGGAACTGTCGTACAGCGGCACCCGCGGTGCAGCGGAGGCAAATTCTTGCCTATCACACTTCCCTTAATTTTAATGACCTTTCCGTCCATGTTTCCACAAACGGGGCATGTTTTATTATCTAATGTGGCAAGAAACGCTACTTTATCGAATCCGTCTCTTACCAAACCTTGAATATCGCACAAAGTCATGTATCTAGACTCAAGATAGTCAATTTCCAAATACACCTCTTTTTGTTTTTCTTTATCTGGACAGGCCCATTTTGATACTTTGTGAGGGTGCGCTCCTGTTAAAGCGCAGTAGACAGCATTATGCAACATTTCAGGATCCGCCTTCATCGTATAAAAATACTGTATGGTGGATTCTGTTTCTTCGCTCAGCCCTTGTTCAAGCTCCTCTTCCCAATCAAATCCTAATCTGGGCTTTCCACTCTCAACATTCCATTTGCAAATGATCCTATATGCTCCTTTAAAGTCCTTGCGCCTTAACGCCTTCATGGCCTCCTGATAGCAAGACTCGTCACTATCAACGACTACCGCCAGATCCTTATGCTTCAAATAATCCCATTTCACCACCCCCTTCTTACCATCAATTATAATAGTTCCCGAGGCAAGTGTAAATGACTTATCTCATATTCTCCGGAAAGGCATAACTCTCCAATTCATCCACATCATCAAACGTAAAATCAGTATCTACAGTATTCAGATCTTCGCTGGAATCGTCCAGATAGGCCACCGGCGCCTTTGCCAGAATACAGTTCCTCATAACAACCACCCGGCGTCCCACAGTAGATGCAGGATCCTCATTCGTGGTCTGAATACTGATCTGCGGAACCTTGCCCTCTTTGATATACTGCTGATAAACAGCAAGCGCGGCGGGGCTTACGTTGTACATAGTCAGTGTTCCTTTTCCCTCTGCGCCTACCACCTTATGCTGTGTCATACGATGCCCCAGGAGCCGCTTTGCCAGCACCTTAAATTCGATGCTGGCATCTACTTTCGATATCTCGAAAAAATACCGGTTCTGGCCATCGATTGTGATAAAAGCGCTGCCTTCACTTCCTGTCACCAGATCAGTGAGTTTTGTGTAATTTCCCATGTCATATCCTCCTTACGACAGATTAACTGTGATATATATCTTCTCTACGCTGTCAACCGGCTGTACCGCTGCTTCGATTACAACAGCATCCGAATCATTTCCCTTTGTGACCGCAACATCGTCAGTCACAAAATTCTGAACCGCCCCCATCGCCTGAAGTGTAGTAAAATAGTCCACCAGAGACGCCTTCAGAAGAGATCTGCCTTCATCATTATTATTGACTTTCCCGACATAATTCGCTTCAAAAATCTTTGTGATATCGTTGGCGATATTGTCAACCGTCCGAATCACTCTGTTCTTTGTGAACATCTTTCCTTTTTCTGCCGTAACCGCAGTTAAGGAGTTGATGTCATACACTACAGATACATTCTGGGCAGTGTCTACCTTAAAAATGAACTTACCCGCAGTGACAGCCGCCTCCATCTCTGATTTTGTCATTCGGGGTTTAACGTCGATGGCCCCCGCATAAACCATACCAGTATTTGACGTAGTGATACTGGCACCGGCTGTGGATCCTGCCACCCATGCAGTTACCTCTGCAGCCGTCAGTTCCTGATTCCCCGGCATGATGATGCCCTGAACAACATTGATGATCCCCTCGCTGTCTGCCACATGGTTCGCGAGCACCGCCTGACACTTCACACCCTCATCGTCCCTCATGGCCTTGATCCATGTCGCAATCGCTGTTTTGTTGACCTCCTCTCCTTCACCATCATAGGGATAGCAGAGAGTATTGAACTGCACGGTTTTAAGGGCTGCAAGGGCCGCAGTGACATCAGCCGCTTTGTGACTTGCTTTGAGTTTATATACCAATACCGTTTTAGCTTTTTTCAGTGCTTCCGCAGCCAGCTTCTTATCTATCGCTGTGACTCCGTCTGGCCATGCTGCTTCTGTTGCCGTGATCGTATACACAGCGCCATCAGCGCCCGCACTCATTTCCTGCAGGATGACAACGATCCCGCGGTCCCCTGGTGTAATAGACAGCGGCTCATTTGTCCGGATATTGATATAGGCTCCGGGCAGTACCTTGTTTTGGGATTCCCATGTTCCCGCCATAACTTATTCCTCCTTTACGTCTGTATTCTGTGATACCGTCTGCATTGCCGGTGTTTTGTCAGGAAGATATTCCCGGTAATCCACATCAAACAGAAAATGCAAGACATTATCCACGATTTTTAAGCCTCTATTTCTAATTTTGAAATCAGTCATTGCAAACTCCCGACTTAATTCCTCACCGACACACCAGCACTCTTCAAATGGCTCATTTCCGGATTTTGGAAAGTATGATACATCTACTCTGACCGAGTTTTTAAGTCGGCCATTAATACCTCTGGAAGGCTCCTGTTCATAGAAGGTAACCAGAAAAGACGGCTGTGCAAAGTTCTGCGGCACATCTTCAACGTACACCTTGCACGGCCTGACTGCCTTCAATCCAGCAGCAATCTTCTTATATAGTTTTTCAATCATGCTTGCTCTGTACCGCCTTTACTTCTTTCTCGAACTCCATCACCAGCTGCTTCTCGATGTATCCCCTGGTTTTTTCCAGCACGAACGTACCTTTGACAAAACCTTTTGTTGGGCCTCCTTTTTTCGTTACGATGCGATGGCCGTAATTCCAGTAAGATGCATAGTCCATTAAATTTATCATTTCTTTTTCAACTCCTGCCTTTGATTTCTTAGCAGGAAGTGCTTTCCATGCGGCTTTTAATTTCCCCCCAACACCCGGATCTGATACCTTAAAGCTAACAACGGTCCCTGCATCGGGCCCGTTCTTGACGGTAAAGGTCACCGGATTCAGATGCTTTCCCATAGGCGTGTGTCGTTTCGCATAGGCAACACCGTTATTTACAGCCTTATTAAGCACCGTTTTATCAATCTGCTGGATATCGTCCACCATCGCCATCAGCTCCTTACGAAACTGGTCAATAGCTGCCTTATTCCTGCGATAATTACTACTGCTCATACATTATCATCTCTCTTTATTTCACACTGCCACTGATAGGAATACGGGTGGCACTCTCCCAAATCAGCCTCGATGGTCTTTCCGGTTCTGAGTGTGATCAGCAACTGATCTCCTTCCCTGATGTCTTCCTCCAGGCCACAGAACAGCTTATGGCTGTTCACAATGGCCGGATTCGGCACACCAGTGGATACCTGACCCGAAGAACTGTACCGGCAGGGCCGATCCGTTGCCACAGCTGTTTTCACCTGCTTCGTGATACCATCTATTTCGACGTCTGTCCATCGGTACACATCCATTTTTGCATCATACATTCTTGCATACGGGTTTCGCATATCCTCTCAGCCTCCTGTGCCTCCTCAGACCTGCCTTATCACTCTCAGACAGGCCATAGATACTCGCCTTTGTGTTTCCCTCCGTCTGTGCCCAGGTAATGTTCCCGTCCCCTTCTTTAATACTGGCAATTTCCGGATTGTATCCGGTTCCCTCCACAGCTTCATAGTCAATAATTCCTTTCGCCTTTTTTCGTACAAAGGGTTCCAGAATATCCGGTACGCAATCTGGATCCAGGTTACAGTAATCACAGACTGTCAGAATCAGATCCGAGATGATCAGATCATGGTCTTCTGTACCAAGCCGTAGATTTTGCTTTACTGTCTGCAGCATCTCTTTCCTATTCATCTTATACCTCCATAGTTTCGATCTTCTGATGGGTCATACTGTGAAGAGCAGATTGGCGGTATTTCTTAAGCTGTGCATAAGTTGGAACAGATTCTCCCCTCAGCCTTAACTGTCCATTTGTATAGGAAGTTAATTCAGCATTAGTTGACCTTCCCAGATATCCGTGTGTTACAATGGACACGCTCACAATCAGGCTTTCATTGACCGCAACCGGATTTCTGCTCAAAGATACAGCATCGATCCTCACCGCCATCAGACCACCTCCATCTGCTCCCGGTTCTTAATAACCTCGTCCGCAATCATCAACGTGATTTCCAATATGTAAAGATTGCTCCGGTACGTTGGCTGAAGTTTCACGTCTACAACGCTTCCATCTTCCTCCTGGGTCACTTCACAGCTGCCTGATGCCTCTACTTCGCCATTATATATCAGTTCATAGGTGGCATCTTTAACAACAAAGTATTCTGATTTGACAGAATGGACGAAATACTTTACATGTCTGTCTTCGCCCAGAATAAAACGTATCATAATGCCACCTCCTGACATTTTGGAATCAATCGTGTAAACAGATACTCTGTAAACTGCGGCTCCATTTGATATGGCGCCTGAAGGAGCTCAAACGTATACTTTGGAAGCGGCAGCGCGTGAATACAGATATTTCCGGCATCTACGGTATAAAGCATCTTTGAAAGATACGTCTGGTTTCCTGCTTCATCTTCGGCCACCACCTCCACCACATATTCTCCGTCAGCATCAAAAGGGACCGGCACACTCCACCGGTCCTCATCTACTTTCTGTAGTATTACTTCTATGCCATCTACCAGGCCAAATACACGTGCTACTGCCATGGTATTGCCTCCTTAGTCGGTAACCTCCACGCTGATCACATAAGTCTTACCGGCATCTACCGGATTAGGTGTGAGCGTTACGGCCTTAATCGTCGGAGCTACGGTATCGAGTGTCACTGTCCTGGTTACGGTCGTGCTCTTACCCGCGGAGTCTGTCGCCACAACTGTGATTGTGTTACCGCCAGATACCGGCGTCAGAGCTTTGCTGAAGGAACCATCGGCCCCTACCGTCACGGCCTCTGCTGATCCGCTGTTAAGCTTAACCGTCACGGTTACCGGGCTGGACGTGATGTCATTGGTCGTACCGGTTACAGTGCAGGCTGCCTTATTCGTAATCAAACCATTTACCGGAGCCGTGACAGACAGTGTCGGCGGTACTGTATCGATCTTAAAGGTGACACTCTTCTGAGTAGCTGCATTCCCGTCATTATCTGCCGCATCGATCTTAATTGTGTGGCTGCCATCTGCCAAGGCTGTAGTCGGTGTATAGGTACAATCATATCCACCAGTGATGGCCGTCTTTGTAATGGCGCTGCCTGTAACCTTGCTGCCGCTGTCAATGGTAATACCGATCGTATCTGGATTGACGCCAGAGTCGTTATCTGTAACCTTCCAGCGAATCGCTGGCTTATTATTGATGATCAGTGCACTGGCCGTCGGATATGTGATTGTAATAGCTGGGGCCGTCTTCTCCTTTACGCGGAGCTGCAGGCTGCTTCCGAGTGTGGCATCTGTGTCATTTTTTGTGGTCACATTCCCGGCCTCGTCCGTGGCCTTGATCGTCACTGGAAAATAATGCCCGTCGTTATTGTTATAAGACGACGTGGCCGGCGCTGTAATTGTGGCCTCATATTTCTTCGAGGTACTGTTATAGGTCAGTGTGGTTGTAACACCGTTAATTACGGCCTGTACTGTCTTAACTGCCATATGTCAGACCTCCTTATCCGATCTTATGCTTAAACGCAACGATCCTGATCTGCTTCGGCTCATAGACTCTTTCATAGTTGATGGCATTCATCAGTTCCGCCTTCGTCGGAGTCTCTACATGCTCTCTGGCAAGGTCAGTCCATTTGATCCCACGTGCATGCATGATGAACGTTTTACGGTTAATCAGATAATCTACACCGGATCCCTTCTTCTTGTCTCGATCTACTTCAGTGGCAACAAAGCCGACGGGAGAACCATTTCCGAATGCGATTGCACCCTGGCCAAACAGATATGTGGTATATACGCCATCTGCAACCGGACAGCCATCATCCACAATTACCCGGCGCCCCTGGTAGGTATCAAACTCAACATCCGTAGAATCCCGTTCTGTGTCGATCAGGTTATTTTTCTTCAGAAAAGCCTTTGTGGCGCTGTGCATGGCCACAGCCGTCAGCTGTCCCTGTGCATCGCCGAGCAGCTGCAAAGCATCAATAAAAGCGCTGGCACTGATCTTCTGGGCCGCGGCGGAACCCGCTGCCGAAATGTCCAGGATATGGTCTGCAAGCGGTGTTTTGGTCTCTGCTGGTTCTGTTGTAGTCTGATAGCTGCCGAACACTCCGGAAAGCACCTGGATCAGAATCTTCTGGTACTCTCTCGCCCAATATCCCGCTACCAGATCACCAATGGCGGCCATCGGGTCACTGCCGGCAAGCGCAGCCGATAAATCTGTGGCAGCCCACATATTAGCCCTGCGCACTGTCGTAGATACATCCTTGTTAGACGTGATCTTCTTTGCAGTCAGATCCTGATCCTCGATAATGTCCTCAGAATCTCCGCTCAGATCCTCGAAAAACGGCATCTGGTGGATCGGCGCCGCTTCACTGGCCAGACGGTCAAACTCTGCATTATTTGTGATAATTCCGCTCTGGAAGAGTGCGGATAACTCCATGGTCCGGTTCACGACATAAGGCGTGAAAAGTTCCGGTACAATGACATCTGATAATCTTGTTACTGGCATTTAATCACCTGTTCCCTTTCTTATACGTTGATGGTTACTCCGGCCGCGGCCGCCAGGGCCTGGGCCTGTTTCGGATTCTCTTTCAACAGCATCCCCTGTTCTGTCAGGTTAAAGCTGTCTTTTGCAAATGGATTCTTAGCCGGAGGAGTCCCCCCGCCGGCCGGTCTATAGTCTGCCCCCGGCTCCGTCTTAAACAGATGGGGAGAGGACTCCTTCAGGGGCTTCACGATATCATCAATCCCGACCGGCTTCCCGTCCTTGTCGAAAGTGAACTTGTCCAGGCCTCCCTGCTTATAGATAATATAATCGGCATCAACCACACCTGCCTCTTTCAACTTATCCTTCAGGGCGTATTCTTTTACCGTGTTGGCCGAAGCGACCTCCAAGGCTGTCACCTTCTCCTTGTACTCCTTGACCTGCTTCTGAAGCTCCTCGTTGTCCGAGTTGTCTTTTTTCAGCGTCTCGATCGTTGTATTTGCTTCCTTCAGCTTCCCGTTGATCTCGTCGAAACGTTCCTTCGGTACAAAACCTTTTACAGATTCGTTCCATGCGTCTACCGCGATCTGTGCGTGCTCCTCCGATAATCCCTTTGCTATCAACTCTTCTTTCTTCATAGCTTCTTACTCCTTTCGATTCATCTCCACTTGTTATCCCGGTCGTGACCGGTGATGTCTCCCTCTTTACCGCCTGGGATACCAGGAAGGCGAAAAAAAATAACACCCAGGATAGTCCCGCGTGCTTATACCTCTGTTATAGTCTGTATTTCTCTTGCCCTAATAAAAACGGCTTTCCCCTCTGGCGTATTGCATATAGCGAATCCAGGCTCCTCACAAACATCATTAGCCCACACGGCTAAATCATCTGGACTTTTTTCAGTCTCAACCGTGATTTCCCTGTCCCCTGACAATCCAATTTTGTATAACATAATCTCCCTCCAATCCTGCATGCTGTTGTTTATCAATCTTCTGTATACTCCCCCCAGGCCTACGATGTCCCTCTTCCTGCACGCCAGGCGCAAACCACTCTTGCAGGTTATCACAATATACTCATTTTGCCCTAGTACTTCATTATCCAGAATCGCCATCATTTCTTCAAAGGAATTATCTACCAGCAAGGTATATCCATTGGACATGAAAATCTCAAGTCTCTTGGTTTCGGAATACATTCTTGTTCTATGCCTCCTTTATAAATCGCGTTTTCCACTCTTTATATGTCATATCTGCCGGAACATCCACATACTTCCCAGTTCTAGGGTCCCTGGCCACACGGGTCATGTCCGTCAAATCCATATCGTCATAGTATGGCACATCTGTACATCGGCAAAAACAATGGAATGGTGGCATGTTCTCCCCGGTAATCTCTTTCCCCACTTCGTAGACCTCACCATCTTTATCCCCACAGATATCACAGGTCTTACTGTCCAGCGTAGCCAGAATCTGATATTTCTCCACACCGTCCTCTTTATACCCCGCATGGGTGGCCTCGCTCATCAGGAACGAACTCTCTGTATGGAGCAGCCGGTAAGCATCGAACTTTTTAGCATTCATCTTTTTGGCAAAGTCATTGGTCAGGGCCTGTGGACTCTGCCCTTGGACCATCATGGTTGTGAGCGATTCCATGAGTTGGGTCTGAAGATGATCCTTCTGCTTCCAGAGCCGGCTGGAAAAACTGGCGCCGTTGAAAGGGTACTCCAGCAGCTTCTCCACCGCGTGTGGATCTACCTGGGCGAATGCAGCGTGAAAGCCATGGTACTGATCGACGCTATACCATGTTCGGTAATAGGTATCCTTATAGACCTCCTTCATGGTCTGCTCTGCCGCAGCCTGGTAGTCAACCGCATACAACTGACGGAGCATAGCGTCAACCTGGGTCTCCAATGCCTGGTATCGGGTGATTCTCGCTTTAATAGACATGTTATTGACAGTTTGATTATGCTTCCCGATGTTTTCCATGGCCAAATCAATGAAGTCTCTCAGATTACCTATCTCTGCCTCAGATAACTGGCGTTGTGCCGCTGCATAAGAAAGGCCATTCTCTTCCGCGTATTCGAAATAGAAAGCTTCTATTGTCTTCTGCAGCTCCCGGCGTGTCTGGTTGAACGCCTTCTCCAGCTTTGTATAATACTGATTGATCTGCATCTCTCCGGCTTTGTACATGGATTCCTGCCTCTTCTGCCAGTACCCCATTACTCATCACCTTCGCCTTCATCCGGATCCGCTTCTTTTCCCTTCGGAAACATTTCCGAAATCTCTTTATGAGTCTCCGCGTCTTTCTCCTTTTGCTCATTCAGAATATCCATTTCTTTTTCCGGATCCTCGACCCACGGGTGTTTTGATACGATAGTCTCATCAGAGATCACTCCCCTTGACTGCTGGGCAATTTGGGAGAGCTCCAGATCATTCTTGACACTGGTACGTGTCCATGTCTGAACGATTGTGTCATCTTTGATCTTGATATTCAGTAACCGGCAGACGCACCGGATAAACCGGCCAAAGCCCAGTTTAAACTCTGTCTCCATCAGGCCGGACTTGAGCTCTAAGAGTGAATATAAAAAGCCCAGGGCCACCCCTGAGCTGTTACCAAAATTCTGTGGGTCCGGATCAATGCCCTGCCCCTGTTCAAAAATACATTTCCGGGTCGTAGCCAGCAGCTCCTTGCGGGCCTCCACCGGCAGCTCAATCGTTAGGGTGGAAACTCCCGACTTGTCCTCCCCGCCTTCATTCTCGATCTGAATTGCTTTGTAGTCCTTCAGTTCCCGGAGGAACTGGCCCAGATCGTCGCCACCATAGTTGGTAAGCACGAAAATAACTTCCTGGATATCTTCCATGTCGTTAACGAAACCGCTGAACACCTTGCAGTACACGTCGATTAGTGGCTTGATATTGTCCAGATCGTCGGTATCGGTGTTGTTATTAAAAAACGGGAAGAATGGCACCTCGCCGATATCATGCGTAAACTCATTTACCAGATTACTGTTTCCTTCTGTGTCAATCAGGGTAAAGGAGTTATATGGCATCAGCCCGGTATCAATTGTTCCTCCGGCCTCTATGGCATACGCCTGACAGGTCGTATCATTCCAGTATTCGTAGACGTCCAGTTCTTGCCCGCTGTCTGTGACATCGTGATAACAGCGTAATGCTCCTTTAAGCTCTCTCTCCAGATTATTGCTCCACACTGGAATCACCTGTCCTGATGGCACTATGGCATACTTATACTGCCCGCTCGCTTTGTCCTTCCATAGGTGCAGCCATGCCACAGAAGCGTTGGAAGCCTCTACACAGAGATCCTTGCAAGTCTTAGCATACTTATCCCCCAGAAATGCCGTCAATGCTTTATTAGATGCTTTATCACCCAGATCGAACAAAGGTGGTGCCGTAAACATATAGGACGCCTTCTGATTGACCAGGAGACCGTGGAAGTTGAGGGGGATCCTGTTATCTGCATTCCGCAGCGGGTTCTCCCCTTGCTCTGCTTCTCTTTTCTTAAGCGGCTCCAGCAAGATATCCGTCTGATTCCGGTAATACCGATCCGCAGTATCGGCCTCGGCAAGAAAAGCACCATGCCCCGCCGTATACTTCTTAATCAATTTTTTTACAACTTCCATTTCCATTTTTCTCACCTCTATTTCATAATTCGTATCCCTGTTCGATTCTTAATTATGCTCATGCAGAAATACCGCAGAGCATCTAATGCATGGTCGTGTTCCTTTACTGGTTTATCCTCTCCGCGCTCCCCGGCTTTCGCATCCCAGATGTAGGAAGCAAATTCCTTAATCAGGTTGTCACAGGAGGAATCAATAAAAATGGAACCCTGAAGCAGCAGCGTGGCCACGAACCGGATTCCGTCCAAAACATCATTTTTTGCTTTTTTTACTTTATAGCCGTCCTTCTCCAGCTGAGCCTTAAAGCTGGCCGCTGCCGGATCCAGAATAACCGCCTTAATTGCAATACCGTCAAGCCAGGCTGTCAGGTCATCGGAGAACTCCTTATCCGTCTTCTGCCTCCCCTTGTCGCGGCCTGAGTAATAATATTCCCGCCGGCAGTACCATTTCTTATCGGCAGCCTTATTCCACAACAAGAAGGCCGTAGGGTTCTGAGTTCCGTAATCGCAGCTGACGTACCGCTCATCTGTCCAGAAATCATGTCCTGTCTTTGTCTTATAGGACACCGCCAGCGCTTCTGTGTCCGTTGCATTTCGGGCAAGGTCGAACATATCATAGATAATGCCCTCGGCCGTTGCCCACAGGCCCATGATATACCGCTTGAAGAATACCCCGGTATACATACTGCGGTATCTGGCCTTAATCTCCTCCGATAAACTCAGATTGTCTTCCATCGTAAAATGGACATACAGCAATTTCTTGAGCGCCGGATCAGCCCCTGTCTTAGCTGCGTCTTCCCGGATTTTTGCCACTTTTTCCTTACCAAGATAACCGACGGCCTTATCAATCCAGTTGACCTTGAACCAGTGATATGGGCCGTCCGGATTGCAGTTAAACCAGTACTTCGAACCAGTAACCGAGCACCGGCCGGTTGCCTGGTTGACAAAGGACTCCGGCATCAGGGCCACCTCATCGCAGAAGAGGCCGGCCAGTGTGATACCCTGAATCAGGTCCTGGCTGCGTTCGTCCTTGCCACCAAAGATATAAAAGTAGTTCGTTATCTGGCCGCGGCTGATTTCCACCAGATTGTCAGCCCGATGATCTGATATCCGATATCCACGACTTTTTAGCATCAGTTTCAGCCAAAAGAGAACGTTACGCCGGAAGGAACCAATAGTCTTGCCGCACATGGCAAAGTTCTGACCGTTATATGTGCTCATCGCCCAGAATATAAAGGACAGGGACATGCAGACGGTTTTACCCGACCGGATAGCGCCATCGGCGATAATACCGTCATAATCCTTCACCGGGCTGTCAGGCAGCCACCAGGTAAGAATCTGTTTCTGTCTCTGTGAAAATGGCTGGAACTTGAAAGTCTGTACTTTTGTGAGAATTCCCCGCTTTTCTTTCAGCCGAGCCAGTTTCTCCTTCATACTGGCAATATGCTCTTTAATTGTCATCGGCTCCTGCCTCCCAAAGACTTTCGGCTTCTGTATTCAGTGCTGCCAGGAACCCATCATCTTCCTGCCCTGCTTCCTGGCCTCCAATTTTCAGAGTTGCCAGCTCCACCTTCATAAGTTCAATTTCCAGGCGTGCATCATCAAAACCGAATTTATGTAGGGACTCAATTGCTCGTTGCTTTCGGCCCTGGACACGGGTCAATGCATCTTCAATGGACTGGATCTGCCCCAGGACTGCCTGATCCTCTTTTAAATCTGTCCATTTATCTTTTTCTGTTCCCTTTTTCTTTTTAACTGTCGTGAAATCGCAGTCCCGCAAATCTTCAATTCGTTTCAGCATCCGGCGCTCCCGGACTGTCAGGAGCTGGATCTCTTGAAAAAGTAGTTTCTCTTTATCTGGCTGGATCATGCCGATCAGCAGCCTCTCATCGTCTTCCAGGGTATCAAAAAAGAGAGTTTCAAACTCTCCCGTAGTGACTGCATTCTTATTTCCCGGCGGTCCGGTGCCGCCATGGCCGACAGCGTTCCTATTTCCTGGCTGTCCACCTTTATTTCTATGATTGGTAACGTTACTTTTCGCATTAGGTAACGTTACTTTATCCCATTGGTCCTGATTCTTCCATTTCCGGATCTGCTCCTCTGATACTCCCAGTTCCGCTGCTATATCTTTAAGCTGACGTTTCTTTCCACTTTTCAGCCATAATTCACAGGCTTTGTCCCTGTTCGGGCTTCTCGGCCTTGCCATCACCACCACCTCTCATTCGTTTCGTTTTTGGGTAAAAGAAAAGAGACAGCCGGGGCCATCTCCTTTCTCATTAACTTCTCTGTTTTCTACGTAACTCAACGTATTCAGCCTTAGAGAGACAACTAAAACTATTTCTCATAATCATCAAATTCTTTGTGCTTATCTTTTTCAAGTAAAGGCTGGTCACAAGGCAAGTGCTTGTCATAACACTTTTTGCATAACATCTTCCTGCAGTTTTGGCAAGTCTTAAGTTCATTAACTATTATCTCGTCTCCACACATCTCACATTTTAAATACACGTAATTCCCTCCACTCATATTTTTCTTCCATCATACACCAAAATATGTCAAAAGAAAACACCCATCTTGCGACAGGTGCTTCTTAGGGAGAAACATGAATTATGGAGGATAAATCAGCCACCGACCGGTAAAAGCCGGCGGCCGTCAATTGGGGGAGGAAATCCGTTTTTTCAGATCTTCCAGTTTAAAGTCTACCACACTTCAAGCGGACAAAACGGACAAACTTATTTTTCTTCCAAAAATCTTTCAATTTGCTTCCGACAACTATCCGCCGTATACTTCCCTCCCATGCGATGCGCCACCTGAACCCAAGACAGCTCATCAAAAAACTTATATCTTATCATGCGCCGCATTCTGGAATCGGCCAGGCTGTTTATGTAGTCGTCGACATCGTTCGTCAGCTCCAATAACTGCAACTCAAACTTAGACAGATTTGCCTTGCGTTTCTCCAGCAGCTTCTTCCGCCGGTAATAATCCGGAACAGGAAAGCCGGTTATCGTGATACTGCCGTATGTCCCATCAGGCCGCGTCCCCTTAACGGAGTCCGACACCTGGCACCGGCTCGTTTCCATCTTTCGGATCTGCTTTTCCAGTTTCCTGATCTCGTCCTGCAAATCCAGGTACTCTGCCTTAAGGCTGCTGTACTGCTCCAGTACCTCTTTGTCCAACGGCTCCACCTCCTCTTAACCATGCCAGTTTCTCGATCCTTACCCGATCCCACTCCTCGGCCCACCCTGGTTTAGTATCGTCCACTGCCTCAATCGTATACCGTCTTAAGAATCTGGCCCCGCTGGCCGCGTAGGCCGAAACTCTTCTCAGCGGGATCCCGATAAGCTGTGATACCTCATCAGCATAGTACTGACCCAGCAGGACACCACGATCATATACTTCATACTTTTTGTTAAATGCCATGTTTGTGCCTCCTGCAGCTCGGCGCCCGTAACTTTGGATCCGGACACGCCGGTGTGTAGCAGTAGGCTGGCTTGTCCATGGACCACGTTCTTTCAGGTGACTGATCTTTTAATAGGTCCTCATATTTCCTGTGCTTCGCCATCTCTTCCTTAAGGCTCAATAAACCGCCTCCTTTCGTTCGGGAAATCTCAGTTTTTCCAGATTAAAGCTTCTGCCCGCAGTAAGTACAATACTTGTAATCCTCATCAATTGGTACATCACTATTACAATGACCGCACCTGATACTATTTTCCGGATCTGTTGGTGACGGACGACTGTTAGGTTTCAACCGTTCCTCTAACTCTTCTATCCGCTTTGCCAATCCTTCGTTGGCTTTTGCAATCTCATACACAGCATTGCTATTAATTCTATCCACGTTATTTCCTCCCAGAAATTCTAATTATCATTGCATTCTTGTTCAAAATAATCGTCCACATCTTTATAAATTTCACATTCACCTCTTTGTAATTGTGGACAATCCTCGCCGCATCCATAACTCATACCATATTTCTCACAATCCGTCATAATGCTTGAAGCTGTAACTCCCAACCCTAATTCAGCTAAAGTGTATGCAAATGCAATTTTTTCTTCCATATCCTTCCTCCTGGAAAATACTAATCTTCGTATGGTTCTATTTTCAGGCATGTTATCCCCCGGATTGTCCCGTTCCCTATTAACACATCAGATGCTGTCAACATCCCCGATATATCTGCACTTTCTTCCTGCCCTATATCTGCCAGGACAATATCGTCTGGCGGCGCTTTTTTCAGCAGTTCGATTAATTCCCTTACCGTCATTGCTGTCTCCTTCCGAAAAGATTAAGTTAATCCCACAATCCAGCATCTAATCTTTTGCCAATTGTTGTCTTGTGTGGATCAAATTCAGATAGGATCACTTTTATTCCATAATCAACTGCACATCTATGCTCAATCTTGCATCCTCTATAATCCTGCCAACCTTTAGCAAAATAGGCGACATCTGCTTTAGATAAACACGTTATGGAATAGCCTAAATAACCGAGTGGATTCATAAGTACATCTGTATAAGAGTCTATCACTTCGATATCATCACCCAATAATACTTTTGCTTCTGCAAAAGCCTTTTCTCTTTCAGAAAATATTTCTTCTTCAGTCCTATCAACCATTGGTTGACTAATAAATAATCTTTTCATAATTCCTCTTTCTCCGGCACTCAGCAGTCGGAAGCTAAATCTTAATTGTCCGAAACCTCAAATTCCTTATGCGCCGCATCCGCAATAACTCTCTGCAGCCAGTCACGTGCATCATTTTCCCGTATTGGATCACAAAATTCCAATGACACGTAGAATTTATGTTCAATACTAATTCGGTTTTCGGTTTTAACTCCAACCCCAAATAGTTTATTTTTCATTCTGCACCCTCTTTCACAAAATGCTAAGTTTCCGGGTTACTTTCTCGGTTTATACAATTATATATAGTTAATTTAACATATAATAATTGTATTATCAACTCAAATTTAATGTATCTTCATTACTTCTTACTATTTTTTGACCTATGGCACCAGTTATATTCTGGCGTCGCTACCAGAAAATCCTCCAACACCTGCCGCGGCTCTTCCAACATGCAGTAGTAGTCTCCCTCTGCAATGTATACGCACTCGTCGCAATCCTCGCAATTAATCGGCTTCTTCATTTTGGGTATCCCCCTTCCATTCGATCATTATTCCCGGCACCGTTACACACCGCGGCTGCCCTGGCACCATTTTGATGATCCCATCGTCCGCCATCTGCTTAAGATGCAGGTGTACACTGCTCTTGCTCTCCAGCCCTACACCCTCCCCGATCTCTCGCACCGAGGGTGGCCAGCCGTGGGTTATGGTATACTGGACTATGTAGTCCCTGATCTGCTTATGACGCTCTTTCATGGTCTGCCTTTCCGGCCTCATGAAGCATCTCAGCTACAGTCTCCGCAAATTTCTTTTTCAGGTCAGCATCATTATCGATCAGCTCGTTGTGTTTGATTTTCCTCTTGATCCCAGTTTTTCCGCGGTATGCCGCTTCGACCGACTCGAAGTCAATTCCCTTCTTTCTCATTCTGGCACCCACGGCGGAGTATGTGGCGCTGCCGTATATGCTGTGATCGTTGCGGGCGTCAATAAGCGGCTGAATGATCTCCTGACGGGTACGGGCAAGCATGGCTGCATCTGCTGCCTGGGTCTTTTCCTCACGGAGCTTGCACTCATCCTCCATGTTGTAGAGGATCGATTCAAAAAGATTTCTTAACTTCTCGCTTCGAGAAATGGCCTCAAGCGTTGATGGTTTTTTATCTGATCCGCCTTTACAGTCTTTTACTTCCTGTGCAAGGCAAACTCCATATTGCCGATCCATCTTAAGGTATATTTTTCGAAGTACAGTATTCAGTGAATCATTCTGCTTCGGATATTTCTTCGCCAGTTCAGTACCCCTTTTATTCATGTTCATTTTCCAAATCATGTACGGGTCTGGCTCCCCTTCCTGCTTTCTAACAGGTGTTGTTGCCTTCTTTCCTGCCGCCAAAGACTTCGATTCTGTGCATATCCCTTCCTGTAGTTCCCGTAATCTGCCGTCAAAGTATGTAATCAATTCCGTTCTGAGTTCCGCAAATTTGGAATCCATGTATACCCTGTCAACAAAGTTTTCGGGATTATATCTCTTTCCCATGTTCACCATCTCCCATATCCTGTAGTCCCTGCATTACCAGAGCGTCATAATCAACCTCGCGCTGTGGAAACTGCTGGAACTGATTTGTTTTCTGTTTTCCTGTCCGTCCTTTGTCCTTCTGCTCAGCTTCTTTTACCGCATTTATCACCCATTTGCGTATTGCCAGATAATGGCTCTTTGCTTTATAGCCTTTCATCTCGATATACTCATCGAGGAAGGTGATTGCTTTTTCTGTCATACCCTCGCCGTATTCAGCCTGTAGTTTTCCCTTTTCATCATCGGTCAACATAACATGTCTATATTCTCCATATTTGTGTTTCACTTTGACGTCAGGTGAGGGTGAAGCGTCAGCGGAAGCCGGTATATTATTATTAATCTTATCTATACTAATCTTATCTAATCTAATCTGAGAAGCCGAAACGGATACAGGCTGTACACATTCTGTATCCAAAGTGTATACGCCGGTCTCTGTTTGGGTCAAAAGTGCCTTTTCTTCGAGGTGGATTGTCTCCTTGTAGCGGTCCCTCTGGATGTAGTTATGGACCCACCAATGTGTGATTACACAGATCCCCTTTTCCATCTGGATTATGTAATTTTTTGCCACAAGAATTTTATAATCATCCTCACTGGCTCCAATGCTGCGCATGATCTTTTTTGCATTGTCAAGGAATCCATCATCATCCGCCCTCATGCCGAGATGAAAGTAAAGCGCCTGGGCTGATTTCGGCATATCCAGGAACATATCGCTGTCAATAATTGCCTTTGAGAACATTCTCTTGTTTGCCATTCCTACACCTCAATCCCTGATTTTCTGGCGTTTTGAGCCGGGGTAACGATTCGTAAATTACTTCTCCGGTTATCAGCTCGATTATGGTTGATATGATCGATCATAAGTCCATCACCGCGGTACTGCCCGATCAAATACTCATGCATACGCATCATCTTTCCATTTACCCTGGCCTGTGGATATCCATCTATTCCGATCGACCATGAATGTTTTGACAGTCTATCCACATCTTCGGCATCTACGTTAATTTCCTCACCTTTGTGAGTACGTATAACATAGCTGTTTGTATCCCTCTTTCCGCGTGTCTCCTGCTCTTCCTTCAAACAGCCGCAGGAATTTACATTCCCCAGTCTAAGATGTTCCCCTTTGACCAGTTTGTCTTTTCCGCAGTTAAGACATTGACACTTCCAGTATCCCTTTCCTGCATATTCACGAGCCACCAGAAACCCAAAATGCATACCGCTTAAATCTATATAACTCACTGTAATTCCTCCTTTGTTCCCCCGCCGCCAGACGAAAGACGGCGGAGGCAATACCATGGCATGTCGTGACACATTCCATTCCTTTATGTGATACTGGCATAGGCCAGTCACAAGGCTATAAATAACTTTTGCCAAATTCTGCGATAAATGATTCCCGGCTCCCTACGTTCTCTTCGTAGTAAAACTGAGCCATCTCTTTAAGGCAGAGATCAACTTCCCGGTTCCGGTGCACTGCGTCCGGGCCACCGGTATGGTGACGATTGCATAGCCACACTTTAAATCCGTGGAATTCTGATATACGGCGGTTCGATGTCCCGAAAAATATGTGATGAGACTCCAGATTTTGCGTTGTGTGGCAGAGATAACACTCTTTTTCAGTTTGTAATACGCTCTTCATAATTCCACGCCCCATTCTCTTTTCATGCGCTCCAGCTCTTCCGGTGACGCTGTTTCAATTCCCATTTCATGGCACTCGCTTACAATCCCGTTGATAAAGACGGCCATCTCCCTGGTATCGTAAGTGCTGCTTCCAAAATAACATTGCAATTGTATGCCGGTCTGGCCCGCAACCGTGACTTTTCCCATGTTCTTGACTGTACGCCACTCTTCGATTACTCGGTCTACTACGTGGGGACGGACAATAATATGTGTGAATACTCCATAGCGCTCCAGCATACTAAGGTACACGCTCCACTTGTCTGTATGCAGCACCTCCGCTATCTTTTGCATAAGTACCCATGCGTAAGCATTCGCGTCCTTGCTCCGGCGATTACGAAATATCTTCGCAGTTATGGTCAGCAGCTTGTCAGAAATTGCTTCAAGCTGTCCAGATATATCCTCGTCCGCCTCAAATGTCACACGGACCTTTCCGGTCTTCCAGTTCCTTGTAATATCAATAAGCCTGCCTCTAAAGTCCATCTACCTCACCTCTGTTATTGCGCCCAGGGTAATTCCTCGGCGGGCTGATCCGGCGGTATTGTTTCTGGGTCTGGTTCCTTCTTAGGTTCTTCCTTGTCTGGAAGAGCTGCAAAACGCTTCATAGCATCGTTATACTGGGATATAGTCAGATCACTTAAGGCATTTGCCTTATATGTATAACATACGTTTTTCCAGCCAGTTCCCGTACGGCCGCATTCGTTATACAACGCGTTTACCTCTTTCTCATTGACCTTCCGCTCAGCCGCATTATGTGATTTTCCCGCCTGTGGTTTGGTGGCATGACTTTCTTTGTCGGGATCGACCGGGCGGGCATCGGCTTGTTCATCTGACATTTCCTCTGTCGGAATACAGAATAATTGAAAACATGCATACTTGAAAGCCACTGACATAGCCTTGTTCGTGGCCTTGTCTCCGCTGTCCATTCCTTCGCCGATTGTCACTACTTTGATGTTAGAGCCGTCTTCTGCGGAATAGAATGTGAACTGCACCTTGCAGATGGAATATATCAGATTTCCATTGTTCGCCGTTTTGCGCTCTTCACGTCGCTGATCCATAACTTCCGTTGCAACGAAAATCTTGTGGTCAATGAATGCGGGATTAAGAGCATTCATAACATCATCAACACCACGGTACATGAAGCCCTGAGATTTATTTTTCTTGTCCTTCTGGATAGCCCCGATATCTGCCATGGCGGCATTAATCGCTCCATAGATCATTTCAGCCATTACACATCTTTCCTTTCAAAATACAGGCCCAGACTGTTAAGCGCGGTTTCTAATTCCTCCAGTTCCGACTCAGTACCGAGTACCGTATAAATAACTCTCTTTGCTTCCGGTGCAACCGGCCAGACTCCGGCCAGAGTTTCGTCAACGGTCTTTAGTTCTTCCACCGTATCACGGCGGGACGCCTCTCTGATCTGCTGTTCTTGAGCCACCCGCTCACGTTCCTCACGGCGGATTCTCTCGATCTCCAGATCACGCTTTTTCTCTTCCTCACGACGGAGGGTTTCAAGACGCTGCGACTCATAATTATTGATATACTTAACGGCGTTCGCAAGGCTCAGGTCACGCTTGTACATCTCCAGCGCTTTCGGGACCGCCTCGGAATCCATGTTCTTGATGGTCGTAACCTCTTCGTATGCCTTCCCGATCACCTCGATTATGGCCTTTTTAACCGCCGGTAATTTGACAGATGCATTTTCCCATTTTGGATCATAAATTTTTTCCAGGGGAAGGTATTCCAGCATCTCCCCGATCACGCTGTCATATAATGCCTGGATATCTGCCTTTCTTTTCGCTACCCTGACAGCTTCCATTTCCTTAAGCTGCCTATCGATAAGGTTCACCGGCTTGTCCACGATCTCCAGAAGGCCATCAACCTGCAGTTTAAAAGCAGCATACGGTTTCATCCACTCTGCCTTAACCTGTTTCCGGCTGTCTTCGATCTCTTTTCTCAGCTTCCGCAGATTTGCGAGTTCACCTTTCGCTGTGGTTTTTGACTCTTCCGTAAAAACGGCGCCTTCGTACTCAGAAAGCTTTTCCTTTAACCCCTTTTCCAGCTCCTCAAAATTAACTTTTATGATTCCATTTGTTTGTGCGACTTCGAATTTTAATTCTGACATGATATTAATTCCTCCATATTCATTTCATACTGATTCTCGTTTAAGCGTATCCGCTCCGTGATCCTGTGCCGCTGATCTGCCTTTCTCTGACACTGTCGCATACCCGACCCTCTCCCGGATCGAGATAACAACCACATGCATCACATTGATATCTCATTTTTTATCACCCTCTTGATTTTCTGCGGTCTGCATGGTATCATGGGGTTGTAAAGTTTTTTCTTGATTGCCGCTGTGAGTTCGTACCTCTCGCGGCTTTTTTCTTGCCTTGCCGTTTCCCCAGCCATACGGATTAAGACCGGCAGCCGCGGCGGCTCTGTATGTACCATTCTTACGCTTGCTCAACGCTCTTACCTCCTCACCAGACATAATATAATAGCTACCAGCGCTGCGATCACCACGGCCTCGACCTGCGCCGCTGTCCGGTAACTCCTCCGGCCTTCGTAAGCCTCGTGGAACATACGGTTCCAGTAGCGGGCGCTGTAGCCTGCAAAGTAGTTACGCATCGGTATCACCTCCTCCAATTGGATAAGACTGTATAAAACGTTCCAGATCAGTTCCTCGAATTTTGATTGAACCCAGAACAAGATGCGGGAGTTCTCCCGATCTAACGAGGTTGTAAACAATACCCTTATTGACTTTCAGTACCTCACTGGTTTCTTTTACCGTATAAAGTGGTTTGTAAGGTTCTACCATGGATTTCACCTCCTTGATTTTCAATGTTCTTTTTCATTCTTGTTATGAATCAGATCATCAACTGAACATTTCAAAATATCCGCCACTTTTTTCAGACTCCTTACTGTAGGACTAACTGTATTCCATTTACAAATACTTCCTACTGACACACCTGTTCTTTTTTCCAATGAATTAATAGAGATTCCCATTTCTTTAGCTTTTTCACAGATGTTATCATAAATCATAATTTCGCTCGTAGTCTCACCTCCTTTATAGTTCTGAAAATATCACAAAATCATATTGACTTACTTCTGAAAATATCATATAATTATGGTGTCAAGCAAAATCATATAAAAATTTCATGGCATTATATTATCGCTATAGTTTTGCGATTTTTTCAGAACTTATATTTTTATTATACGCGATTTTTTCATAATGTCAAGTGGAATTTTGCGATTTTTTCAGAATTGTAGAAAGGGACCGCGAAATGGAATTAAAAGAGCGTATACAGGCATTATGTAAATCAAAAAATATATCAATGAATCAACTTGAAACAGAACTTAATTTTGGAAAAGGTTATATTAGTAAATTGGGAAAAAGTACACCAAATATCACTAAGATAAAGCAAATAGCAGACTATTTTGGTGTTACCGTTGACTATCTGATGACTGGAAAAAATGAAGTAACTGCCACTAATTCCGAATTAACAGTAAAAGATGAGCGTGAGATAGGGAAGGATCTGGACCGTATTATGGAAGAAATTGAAAACGATGTTGATGGTCCTCTTTTTTATAACGGCGAACCGATTGACGAGGAATCTTTGAGATATCTTAGAAATGCCCTTGAATTCGGTCTTAGAGAGCTGAAGAAAGAAAACAAAGTAAAATATGGCCGCAAAAAAAAGAAAGACTAAAAGGAGATACTATGAAACCATGCGAAAGCTATTCTGATAATGAACTCTCACGTATTATGGATGAAATTGAAAAAATGTCTGATGGGGCGCCCATGTATAATGGTGAAGCCATAGAAACCAGCTCCTTAGAGAGTTTGCAACACACTATTGAAATCGTAACAGCAGAATTAAAAAAGAACACAGACTGACTCTTTTATAAAAAGCTGGTGAGATTATTGATCGAAAAAATAGATAAGTTAATAGCGCTATATGAAAGAAAGTACGGGACCAGGGATCCGTTTGAAATTGCCAGATGCTTAAAAATCAAAGTTTATTATAGACCGCTTAAAAATATTGCAGGATACTACAAATACATGAAACATAATCGTTGTATTTACATAAATAGCGAGATTGAAGATGATGTCTTTCTAAGAGTTGTTATGGCTCATGAACTTGGACATGCTGTTCTGCACATGAAAGATAATTGTACTTTTATGAAAGGTCATACACTTCTTCTCACGTCAAAAACAGAAAAGCAGGCTAACATTTTTGCGACCAGATTACTTATTACAGAGGAATTAATACATGATTTTGAAGGATATACACGAGAACAATTTTGTGATTGCACTGGATATCCAGAGGAATTGATAAAATTAAGATTAGCATAAAATAAAAGCCCCAGCGCGCCAACGCCAGAGCTTTTCACATAGATTATACCGGGTATCCGATACAATTGCAACCAACTATATTGTATCATTTCGGCACTTAACTGTAAACCGGTATAGTGTTATTTTTATACCCAAATTTAACGAAAGGAATGATACAATGGGAGAATTACGAACACGAAAACGCGGAAACACTTGGGAATGGTCCTTTGAAGGTGCCAGGATCGGAGGAAAAAGAAACCCGATCAGCAAAGGTGGATACCGGACAAAGGGTGAGGCTCTTACTGCCGGTACACAAGCAAAGGCTGAGTATGACAACGCAGGCCGAACATTCCAACCAAAAGATATCAGTGTATCTGATTATCTGGACTATTGGTACGCTAACTACGTAGTTACCAATCTGGCGCACAATACACAGGTTGATTACGCCGGCAAAATCAGAGTACATTTAAAACCCGCCTTCGGGAAATATCGTCTCGCCTCGCTGGAGCCGGATGTGATCCAGTTATGGGTAGATGGCATGAAGCGCAAAGGGTATTCCCGCAGTATGATTAAGAACACTCTTGCTTGCCTGTCTGGTGCGCTTAAGTATGCGGTACGGCCATGTAAATACATTAAGTATAATCCCTGTGCTGACGTCGATGTTCCCAAAATAAAGACAACCGAACGCCGGAAGGAACATACCGAGTATATCTGTGTAAAAGAGGATTTCGCTGCTATTATCGATCGCTTTGAACCCGGCAGCAATTTTTATCTTCCTCTCATGACAGGATACCATTGCGGGACTCGGTTAGGTGAATCTTATGGCATTGATCTGCTAAGTGATGTAAACTTTGATAAACATACCATATCTATTCGTCACCAGCTTTCAAACGAAAACGGTAAATGGTATTACCGACCGCCGAAATATGATTCCGTTAGAACTATAAAAATACTTCCTGTGTATGAAAAAATATTAAAGGATGAAATCCGTGATCGCAAAAAGAATATGCTCCGCTATGGAGAGTATTTCACAAAAACATACCTGATGCCGGACGGGCTAATCTTCCAGGCACCGGCAAATATGCAGATAGCCGGGAAGGAAATCATGCCAATAAGCGTAAAAGAAAATGGGGAACTCCTCACGCCTTACTCCTTTAAATATTGTGCCAAAGTTATCCACGAGGAGTTGGGGAATCCTCTCTTTCACAGCCATTGTCTCCGACACACGCATGGCACCATTCTGGCGGAAAACGGTGCACAACCCAAAACCGTAATGGAGCGCCTGGGACACAAAGACATCAAGACAACAATAGAAAGGTATATCTTCAACACTGAGAAAATGCAGGACGATGCAATGACCATTTTAAAGCACGCTATATCTTAAATTCTTGCCTACCGTTTAAAAAAGCGTAGGCAAATGGTAGGCAAGACTACATTTAAGATATCTCAAGCACTCCGCAATCCCTTATTTTATGCGGGTAATTAGTGCAACAGTCTCAACGGTATTCCCTTTGTCCCACAAAAGCTCCGTAACTTCCCCGCCATCCTTGAACACCGGAAAATTCAGACCAATCCGCTTTAGCGGATATTCAGACTCGTCATTCCTGTAAATTTCAATTTCCTTAATCAAGGCTGTGACCACATTTCTCTTTTCTTCGTCATTTATTATATTATAAACGCAGTCGAAATTCACCATGATTTTGTAAATATTCTCAAGAGTAATTGCCTGCTGCTTAATTGCATCTCGCCGAAGTCTGGCATCTTCGATTTTTTCCTCCAGCTCAACAATGACATCATATAGGGAATCTAACCGCAAGGTCATATCATGGAGCTTTCGTTCCCGATATTTTGCATCAGCAGGGAGACTGTCAATTTCCCGTTCCAATCTTGTTTTATTCAGATCAACTTCCTTCAGCTTTGCCTGATAACCCTCCAGTTCTTTATCCACTGCTTTCGTGTCAATCTGAACGCCAATCCGTTTTTTAATGGCCTGGGCATATTCCTCATTCCTTACGATCTCACGAATTGCCTCAATGACCATCGGTTCAATATCGGTCTTTTTCAGCATTGCCTTATATTCACAATGCTTACCCCGGACCATCCTATTCCGACTACATACATAATAGTAAATTTCTTTGTAAGTGCCATCTTTATTTGTCCATGCGTGTTTATTCGTATACATGGGACTTCCACAAACCGGGCATTTCAGCAGACCGGATAACAAATGAACTCGATCCCGCCCAATTTTTGACGGTTGCTTTACTCCGGTTCTAAGACGCTTGGCATGAGCCTTTTCCCATACCTCCTCACTAACAATTCCTTTATGCTGTCCTTCTGTCAGAATGTAATCGTCATTTCTTTTCATCTGGTAATCGTTTTTTGTGCCTTTGACTTTTTCCTTCGTTCTCCGTCCATAGGCAATTTTACCGCAATAAACCGGGTTATCCAATATCAGTTTAATAAAATGTCCTGTCCAATCCTCTAATGTGCCATTCTGCCTCGGAATTTTCCGTATACCTTGTAAGTTCAACTGATTCGCAATACCACCCAAACCGATTTCCGATGAAGTATATAATTCAAAAATCTTCCGTATTGCCACAGCCTCTGTTTCTTCAATCATCAGCTTGTTATCTTCCAGTGTATATCCGTAGGGAGCAAAGCCACCATTCCATCCACCTTGCCGTGCCTTTTCGCGCCGTCCGTTCATCGTCTGCTCGATAATATTCTCACGCTCAATCTCAGCCACAGCAGATAGTACAGAAATCAAAAGTTTTCCGCTTGTCTGAGAGGAATCAATCCCTTCTTCTATGCAAATCAGATTTACACCATAAGATTGAACCAACTCCAAAGAGTTAAGTATATCTGCTGCATTACGGCCAAACCGTGACAGCTTATACACTAAAATATAGTCAATGTCCAAGCCATCCTCAATATCTCTGAGCATTTTTTGAAAGGCAGGCCGTCCCTCAATGGATTTACCGGATTTACCAGCATCTTCATAAGTATCAACAACGATCATTTCCTCACGATCCGCAAATCGTGTCAGCATATTTTTTTGACCTTCCAGGCTGTATCCGTCCACTTGCATCTCTGTGCTGACCCTCGGATACAAAACACAGCGTTTTCCATATCGGTTCATAATTCATACCTCCAAAATTTACTTTTGGAAAATATCCTATGTAAAGCTGCGATTCTCACGCAGCTCCGTCAACCTCGCCCAGCACTCTCATACCATATTTCTCGATGATATGTGCCAGCGAAGTGATAAACGCTTCAAATTTTTGTTCCGCCAGAAGTTCTTCTGACCGGATTTCATCTGAAGGAATCAATGCGCTTTTATTCTGGATATTCTCCATTCAGAATCACCTCCGCAATTCCTAACGAAATTATAACTCTACTTGCACAGCCTGAAAATGATACGGCCTTTCGGCACTTTTATGTAATCCCCAGACTGCACAAGAGCGTCTTGTTTATGTTTTCCATGTCATCCTTGTTTAGATGACCAATATAGTTTTTTAACCTCGACTTGTCGATTGTTCTGATCTGTTCCAGCATAACAACAGATGGTTTCACCAAACCGCATCTGTCATTTAAGTGGTAATGCGTGGGGAACTTTCTGCTTTTTTTGCTTACACTGGTAATTGCTGCAATAATAATCGTAGGACTGAAACAATTTCCCACATTATTTTGAAGAATGAGTACAGGGCGAGAGCCACTTTGTTCAGAGCCGATACCAGGGCTTAAATCAGCCGAATATATGTCACCTCGATGGAATTTTTCAAACATCACTCTCGCCTCCTTAATATCTTAATACTTAAACAGCCGCACCAGTCTGAAAGAAATCTTCGGATAAAAACCTGGTGCGGCTACTGTTATTCTGTTCGGATTACTCGTCATATTTGCCACGCCCCCTGACGATGGGAACACAACAGGTCTCCGCTGGCGCGGCTGTCATAACTCCGCAGCATCGTTTGTATCGTGTGCCACAGGGTTCCCCCCAAGTCTTTGGCGGGCCGTGAGGAAGTATCTTTAAGCCCCCGCGCCCTCATCGCGCCGGATGTGCCACCATCCGGGTCACAGAGACGTTGATCGCTCCGAAACAGCTTGTCAATCACCTCCTGGCTGCTCCATCTTCGCGGCGTCCTGCACTCGCTCATGCGCGGGTTATGTACCTGTTCTGCCGTGTATTCAGTTGTCAAAGGTCAGCGAAAGAAAAGCTCCTTCTTGACAGCCATGACAAAAACAGGCGATTTGTCCTGTCTGTACTGCGATTTATTTGAAAAAAATATTTTGCCTTGTCCCTTCATAGAAGCTGCGGACAGCGCAAGCTCCTTACAAGCACAATAAAATAGGTACTATCGTACTCAAAAACGCCTTTTATGAGGTTCTTCCTGCAAGGAAATGGGCACGATAAAATATAATTAAGGAGACGATAGTGCCTATGGAACTGATAAAAGAGCTGGGACGAAGGATACAAAAAGCGCGTAAGGAAAAAGGATTGACGCAGCAGGAACTCGCAGATCTGAGCCACGTTTCTCTAAAGCATGTTCAAGGCTGCGAAAGAGGGGTGAAGAATCCTTCTTTTGAGGTTCTGCGCGCTTTTTGCAAAGTCTTGAATTTATCTTTAGATTCCCTGATGAATCTCGATCTGCCTGAAGATGAGCAAGCTGCCAACGATATGCGGCAGCTTTACCTTTCGTGCCCTCCGGCTGCCAGAAAAGTGCTGTTAAACTCGACCCGCGCGTTGACTGATGAGCTAAAAGAGATGGTGCAGACGGCTGGGGTTGACCCAGATGAACATTTAGAGAATAAGTAAGCCGGTGGAGGAATAAAAACCCCCACCGGCTCTCTTTTTGCCGCTATGCGGCGGTCAGGTTATTGGGCCGTATCCAGCAACCGCGCCAGCTTCTTCAGTCCGCGCCGGATGCTCTCCCACACGCGGCGGCGGTCAGCCCCCTCGATCCGGGCGATCTCGGCCACCGTCATGCCCAGGTAAAACCGGGCGTAGATACGCCGGGCCTGGATGGCGGTCAGCTGCATCAGCGCGGCATACACTTCCTCCCGCAGCAGCTTCTGCTCCAGGACTTCCTCCGGGGTGAGTGGCCGGTTGAGGGCATCGTTTTCAATGCCATCCTCCCGGTTCAGAGAGTAGTGAGCCTTGTGTCGGAACTTCCGGCGTTCATAGGCGGCATCGTCCTGCTCCTGGCCCCGGATCGCGGCCACGACTTCCTCGGCCACGTCTACAAAGACATCGGTTTTATACACATCGGGATACAGTTCCCGAAGATTGATCTTCTGCAT